GCAAGAAGATCTTTAAATATAATGTTAGCTGAATGGGCCAACAGGGGTTTAAATCAGTGGACTATTGAGCAAAGAACACAGACTGTGACAGCTAATGACACAGAATATTCTTTGGGCACCGATGTGATTGATATTTTGTCGGCTGTTGTTCGCAGAAGCGGCACAGACTTTGCTATAAGCAGGATTAGCCGTGACAGTTATCTTGCCATACCTAATAAAACACAAACCGGTAGAACAACACAATTTTTCTTAGACAGGCAAATTACACCAAATTTGAAGATATGGCCCGCACCTGAAAACAGCACGGATGTTATTCATTTTGATGCCCTTACACGAATACAGGATGCCGATGCCGCTGTTAATACTTTAGAAATACCATTTAGGTTTTACCCTTGTTTAACAGCAGGGCTTGCTTACTACTTATCTTTGAAAAAAAACCCACAATTAACGCAGATGTTAAAAGTTGTATATGAAGAAGAGTTTGAAAGAGCTATGGGTGAAGATAGAGACAGATCCAGCTTCACAGTAACACCTGAATATGCGTATTTTAGGAGTAACTGATGGGTAGATTCGCAACAGGTAAATTTGCAAAAGGTGTATCAGATAGGTCTGGAATGGTTTATAATCTAAGAGATATGAGGCTCGAATGGAATGGGTCCTTGGTAGGACCAGATGAGTTTGAAAGAAAACATCCTCAGCTGGGACCTTTTCATGTTCCGGTAGATGGTCAGGCTATTAAAAATGCAAGACCTAATAGAACTGAAAATCCTATAGAAAGACTTTTGGTACCGGATGCTTTTTTGTCGGGATCATCTGGATCCGCGGTAATTACTGTTACAGAGGCTAGTCACGGCAGAAGCACAAGCGATACCGTAAGGTTTAAAAAAGCCAAAGGGTTTGATGGATTTACCTCTGACATATTAAATAAAAATGATGGTTATTCAATAACGGTTGTAACTACAGATACTTATACGTTTTCTGCATCAAGCGGAACAGCTACAACAGGAGGCTTGTCTGGTGGCGGTAATAATGCTACAGCTGGACCAGTTACGGTGACACCATGAGCTTTACTTTCGCTACACTTAAAACAGCAATTCAAGACTACACAGACAATAGTGAAACAGTTTTTGTAAATAATCTAAGTAATTTTATAAAAGCGGCAGAAGAAAAAATATTTAAAAGCATAGATTTAGATATTTTTAGAAAGAATGTGACAAGTGCTTTTACGGCATCGGATGCGTTTTTATCTGTTCCAAGTGACTACCTTGCATCATTTTCCTTACAAATAACATCCTCTGGTTCAGAGAGTTTTTTACTGCAAAAAGATGTAAATTATTTAAGAGAGTACACACCTGCATCAACTACCACAGGTTTACCAAAATATTATGCTAGGTTTGATACAAATAACTTTATTGTGGCTCCAACTCCTGACAGTAACTATACGCTTGAATTACATTATTACTTCAGGCCCACAAGTTTGACGGCTGGTTCTGACAGTGGTACTACTTGGATCAGCACTAATGCACCTTTTGCTTTGCTTTACGGCTCTTTAGTGGAGGCTTATACTTTTATGAAGGGTGAAGCAGATGTGGTACAAAACTATAATAATTTGTACTTACAATACATGGAAAGACTTAAAGATTTAGGAGAGGCCAGAGAAAATACAGATGGTTACAGAGTTGGTCTACCATCAAGACCGAGAACATAGGAGTAAAATATGGCAACAGCAAATGCAGCAACCAACTATTTAGAGAGAAGAATATTAGATTTTTTATTTAAAAATAATTCTCTTAGTTTTTCAAGTCCGGGAGATAGCATTTATGTGGGACTTGCAACCGCAGTAAGTGCAGCAGAAACTGGCTCATTAACAGAGGCTACGTTTACAAACTATGCAAGACAACAAGTTACTGCGGCAAACTGGACTACAATAGGTGCAGATTCAACAGACACACAAACTGCAAAGAACGCAGCAAATATAGAGTTCCCAGCCTCTGGTGGAACAAGCAATACAATAACACATGTGTTTCTTGCAGACGCAGCTAGTAGTGGTAACATACTTTTTGTTGGAGCTTTAGATGCAAGTAAGACTATAGCTAGTGGTGATATATTTAGAATTAATGCGAACAATCTAACAATAGAGTTGAAGTAATGGCGCTTGTACTTAACGATAGAGTAAAAGAAACTACGACCACAACTGGTACTGGCACACTCACATTAGGTGGGGCGGTCACTGGTTTTGAAACTTTTGCAGCAGGTATAGGTAATTCTAATACAACGTATTATGCTGTAATACTTCCCGGCACTGCCGAGTTTGAGGTTGGTTTAGGAACATTAAGTAGTGACTCTAGCACGATAGCAAGAAGCACAATTATTAGTAGCTCGAATAGTGATAACGCAGTTGATTTTAGTGCAGGTACGAAAAATATATTTTGTACAATACCTGCATCCAAATCAGTGTTTTTAGATGCTAGTGGTAATACAACACTAGGTGCAGATTTATCTATTGGAGATGACTTAACAGTTTTAGGTGGTGTAATTGATTTTAAGTCTAATAGTGGGTCACCAGCATCTTTAAAAATGTATTGTGAGGTATCAAATGCTCACTTTCAAACATTACAACCACAACCACATTCAGTAAGTGCAAGTAATACTTTACGGCTTCCAAGTAGTGGTAGCAGTGATACACAAGATTTAGTTGCCGTGGATATCACGCAAACACTTACAAACAAGACTTTAACAACTCCTACGATTAATGGTGCGACCCTTGGGTCTGATAATATAGCTACAGCCAGTAATGGTGATATTAATCTTGCACCTAATGGAACTGGTAAAGTAGTTATCAAAGGTAATACCAATCAAGGTAAAATAGTATTAAATTGTGAGGCTAATAGC